GTAATTCCAAACTGTTGCCCACTGCCTGTTCCAGGAAAGCCTCCTGATTGCGGTGCAAAACTAAAACCACCGCCAGGTTGACCAAACGATCCTCCACTAGGAGTAAATCCACCTATTTGAAATCCACCAAAATCACTTCCACCAATTCCTGCCCCTCTTCCTGCTGTATATGCTTGAGCAAAAGGTTGATGTGGTCCAGGTATAAAAGATGCAACTTGTGCAATCTTATCTAAATTTTCTTTATCTAAAACATCTCCAGCAACATCACCTACTTTACTTACAACTTTTTTAATTGGTTTTGTGATTGATTTGACAAAACTTCCAAATCCATACGCCTGTCTGGTATCCATAAGACCACCCATGGCTTGACCAGGTCTATCTAAATCATAACCCTCTTGCATAAAATTTGCGTCTTCTAAAGTTTCTTTTATTAATGCAAGTTCAGCAGGTGATATTTTACCTTCCATAATATCTTCTAAAGAAGGTAAACCTCCCTCTGGCATAGTTCCGTCTTGGTATAGTTGTCTTTTCATTTGTCCTCTTGCAATAGTCATATTGGGTATTGTATACAATTAGGCAGGCGTTTCAATCCTGGAATTTACTAACTTACTTGGTTTTACCAAATAAATCAAGACTCGGCATGACTAAGGTTACATCTTTTCTTATGTCCTCTTCTGGCACACCTTTTGCCTTCCATTCCTGGTCATTTCTATACTCTTCGCCAGTCTTAATATTAGTTATTTTTTCTATTATTTTCTCTGGTTTTATTACTTGCATATTATGTTCTATCAAATTCTAGTATGGATACAGTGCCTTCAAATATATCAGCTGACGCTGCTTGTAACTGTAACTTGTCGTTTTCTTCTAATATAACGGTGCCATCTGATACAGATTTAGAATTACCTGCATTAACCGTATGTTCTGCAAACTGAAAGGATCTACCTGCTGAATCATCATCTATAAAAGCTTTTATTTCTGTGTTTCCAGCACCAACATTTGCAACGTGTATATTTTGTATGATTGCTCTTGAGTTAGATGGACAAGTATAAACATCCGTGACATCTGTTGTTGTTAGATCAAAGTTTGCGTTTTTATATCGATTAGCCATTAGCCTCCATTACTCTTAGATGTAAACCAAGTGAATCTTTGTGATTCCTCTCTTAAATCTTGTTGAAATGTAGAATTAAGCTTTTCTATCAATCCGTCAAGGTCTCGGATCAAAGCATCAGCATCTTGCTGCCTGTACTCTCTTCCTGGTCTCGTGAATACTAAAGTAATTTTTGCCATTACCTTCTCCCATCCGGTTGTATATCAATTCTAAAAGTTCCTAGTTTCCAGTCTTGACCTGTGCTTGTATTTTCTATTTTTAAAGATATTGCTCTTGCTCGTGCACGAGTATCAACTTTTGATGTGCTTGATGAAATTGTAAAAGGACCTAAAGGTGAACTTGCCTGTGAGTTATTAGAATAGTTTCTTAAATTTAAAGTGATTTGAGAATTCCCTGTTTGTGAAACAAAGTCAGGAATAAATCTTCTAATTTTCATAAGCACTTCTCCATCACCGCCTAAACTCTCACCATTAATATCATAATCCCCTGATTGTATATTTGCAGCAATCGCTGTAGTAGCAGTGGTTGTAACATCATCTGTTCCTTTTTCATGTTCATAATAAACCGTTGAACCATCTGTATTTCCAACAACATCAAAAGAAGTATTAGCCGATATACTATATTCGGTTGCATGAGGTAAACCAAATACTGATGAATCCACCCAAGTTGTTCTTGCAAGTGTGCCTGTTGTCCAAACGGGTCTTTGTGGTGTTGAGTCTAGATAATTATAAGTAACCATTCGATTCACAACCGTTGATGTTGAAGTGCAATAGAACCAAGTAATCTCTCCAAACAAATTATTAAGTCCAACGTTAATGAGTTGTGTTGCTGTGGTGTTTAAGTTGTCATATACAAAGTCTTCAACTAAACACTGCATCGTTTCTAAATTACCTGAGTATTTAAAAAAACCATTCTCAGACATCCAGTAAGCCGCACCATCCACTTCAAGCGCTGCATTTTGACCAATCAAACCACAGTTCGTTCCAACTTGTGCGAAACCAAAAGTAAACGGTGGTCCAACAAATCTTTGTGTAAAGAGCGCAGTATCTGTCCATACATAGATTGCATCACGACCTCTTACCGCTCCAACAATTCTTGATCCATCTGAAAGTCTTTGTGTGCCTGCTGTGTTAACTGCTGTGGGTGTATACGTATTAATATCTTCTTGATCTGAAAATCTAATAAACATTTCATCTTGTGTCGTCTTATCACCAATCGTTGTTTCGGTTCCAAAGAATACTAAGTGTCGATCTGGTGTGGATACTAACATATCTCTTGAAGCTGTGGGTGCACCCGATATAATCGTTGCTCGGTTGTTAACTGCATTGGCTGCATTTGAGTCCCACTCAAACACTTCACCGTTATGAATCAGTGCAATAATTTTATCTCCAAAATTATCAATCGACCATAAACCAGGATCCGTAACTTGATCACCACTTGCTGCTTCACCCCAAGCGACATAATCAGAAGTATTTTCAATCGTATCGCCCGCTGTGTGCGCTGCTGCTGTAGTATTTCTTACTCCTCTTGTAACACCGGTAAGCACATTAGAAGTAATACCTGTGTAAGATATTTCTTCTGTTCCAATTTGTATAAAGTTTGTACCTGATGTTGGAAACTGAGCAGAGTCTGTTAATTCAATACCTGTTGTTTGTGAATCATTGATGGTGCTTACTAAAGTTGTTTGTGCATTTCCAAGCGCTTCACCACCCCAAGATCCTAGCCCCCAGCCTAAAGCAGGAGTTTGTTCTGCTGGACCTACTGGATAATAATGTCTAACGCGAATACCACCCGATGCGGTTGCACCTGCACCTGTTTCTGCACTTGGCATGGTAATGGTTAAAGTCGTTGTCGTTGGCACAGAAGTGACCATAAATTTTTTATCATCAAAATCAGAGGCGGTGTAATCTGAACCAGTAATTGCCGTAAAGTTATCTAATAAAATAATATCTTTAGCACTAATGTTGTGAGCTGTAGAAAATGTAATGGTAACAGAAGTTGATCCGTTCGTTGTTGTAAAAGCGTTGGTTAAAGTATTTGTCGATTTAATCGGATGAATATCATAAAAGATACCACCGTTGTATGCATATAAAATTCTGTTTGTGCCTAGAATAGCAAACTTACTTCCAGATTTATTAATAATGTGATGTGTTTTTCTTGATGCTCCCGTAAGTTTACTTTCTCCAAGTTGAGCCCAACCTCCTATTTTTTCAGGGGTATTGTATCTAAATCTGACATTATCACCATCAATCCATTGGCCTTCAGCACCTGTAGCTGTGACTTGTTTATTGAACCCAGGTAAAAATTGTATCTTTTGTAACATATTTCTCCATACCAATTTGGCGCCAAGGTAAACCTGTGGTGTGGTGGTGAGGCTTACCTTAGCATGTTGAAATTATATCACTTTTTAAACCAAGATGGAAGACCAAGATGTGGTCTCTTATCAAACTGATTTTCTTTTGAACCTTTTGTTTTGGCGTTGTTGTAGTGTAGAAAAACTTGTCCGCAATCGGTGCCTTTGAAAGCATCTCTCCAATGCTCTAAAATATTGCCTCTGTAAACTAACATATCTCCAGGTTTTAAATCGACTTTAATACCTTTTGAGTCTGATTTGACATACTGACCTTTACTATTAACCTTACCTTTTTTAGGATCTGGCTCAATGTAAATAGGCCATTTGTCTCCACCAAGGTTAAGTGTGGTAGATATCTCACAAGAAAACCTATCTTTGTGTTTATGTAAGACATCGCCTTTTTTATAAATTCTAGCATATGCATATGTTTCAATTAATTTAAGACCTGTCTGTTTTTCCATTACCGGTTTGACATCTTGTAACAATTGTTCCATTGCAATATCACCATAATGAGAATACGTTTCAGGTACCTGTTCATCATTCCATACTCCAAACTCAGTTGTAAAAGGTGAAATATATCTTTGGTCAAACATAGTTCTTGCAACTTTTCTTTTTAATAAAAAATATTTGTAAACAAAATCAGCAATCTTTGGATCAATTGCTTTTTTAATTACTGTGTATCCAGACTTTTTAAAACTCATTTCTTTTTCCTTCCTTTTGTGACTGTCACTTGTTGTCTAACTGTATCTGTAATCATTCTTCTCACAGCTTGTAGATTAAAATGTACAAATCTAAAATCTTCTACTCCTGGATCAACAGTATATTGATGTTCTAGATATGCAGGAATAAAAATCATTGTACCTGGTTTTGGTTTATAATGAATCAAAGGTGAAGTTGGTGTTACATCCTCTGACTTCTTTTGTGGTAAGTCATTCATGAGTTTAGCTTGTCTTGGATCATGAAAAACTGGCATGGATGTTTTTTCACTACAACGTAAAAAATAAAAACCAGAGACATGGTTATCATAATGAATATGACCTTCATGATGTCCACCACCTTTATCTGCAAAATGTTGAACCCAAAATTCTGTCCAGAATAACTCGTAGCCAGATAAATCATAACCCATAT